AAAATGATCGGCATCGAAATCGGCTCCACCGAGGGCGATCAGACCTTCCTCAAGCTGGGCGGTCACATCGGCGGATCGACGGACGGCATCATCGAGCGCGGCGTGCCCGAGGCTCCGAACAAGCGCCACGTCGCTGAATTCAAGACGCACAGCAAGAAGTCCTGGGAAGAAGTGGCGACCAAGGGCGTGCAACTCGCCAAGCCCATGCACTTCACCCAGATGCAAATCTACATGCACGGCACCAAGATAGACCGGGCGCTTTATGTGGCCGTCTGCAAGGACGATGACCGGATTTACACCGAGCGGGTGCGGTATGACGCCAGCCATGCGGAGAAGGCGCTGGCACGGGGCCAGCGCATCACGACGGAAGACCGCTTGCCGCCGCCTTGCTCCACCGATCCGACTTGGTATCAATGCAAGTTTTGCGCTGGGCATGAGTTCTGCCATTCGACGAACCGCACCAAGGAAGTCCACTGCCGGACCTGCGCCCTGTCCACAGCCGAGGCCAATGGCACTTGGACCTGCACTCGATGGGGCGGCGCGGTGATCCCTGCCGAGACGCAATACGAGGGCTGCGATAGCCACGTTTTGCACCCTGACTTGGTGCCGTGGAAGCTCATACCGGGAGAGGCGGACAACGAGGCCATTTACGAAATCCACGGGCACCACGTCCGCAATGGCGAGGCCGACGCGAACGTCTTTTCGTCGAAGGAAATCCTGGCGAACCCGGAAGCTTGCGCGGTCAAGGATAACCTTGTGATGAAGGTGCGGAGCGAACTGGGTGGGAGGATTCAGGGATGAAACTCCGTGAATACCAGCAACGCGCCATAGACCAGCTTTACGACTGGTTTTCCAGGGGGAACAAAGGCAATCCTTGCTTGGTCCTCCCGACGGGGAGCGGCAAGAGCGTGATTATTGCCGCGCTTTGCCGGGATGCCTTGCAGAACTGGCCGGAAACGCGGGTGTTGATGCTGACCCACGTCAAGGAACTAATCGAGCAGAACTACGCCAAGATGCTTGCCGTCTGGCCGAATGCTCCGGTCGGCATCTACTCGGCCAGCATTGGCCGGAAGCAGATGGGCGAGCCGATTACCTTCGCCGGGATTCAGTCCGTCCGCACCAAGGCGGCGGAAATCGGGCACACCGACCTGATCGTGGTAGACGAATGCCACACCATTTCCCACAAAGACGAAGGCGGGTATCGGACGCTCATCAACGCCTTGACCGAAATCAATCCGCACCTTCGCGTGGTCGGGCTGACTGCGACGCCATGGCGCTTGGGGCATGGCCGGATTTGCGACGGCAGCGCACTTTTCTCCGACCTGATTGAGCCGGTCAGCATCGAGGAACTGCTTTACCTCAATCATCTTGCGCCGCTGCATAGCAAGCGGACGGACTTCCGGCTATCAACCGCGGGCGTCCACAAGCGCGGCGGGGAGTTCATTGAAAGCGAGCTTCAGGCCGCGATGGACACCCACAAAAACAACCGCGAGACGGTGGCGGAAATCATCAGTCGGGCCGGGGACCGCAAGGCATGGCTGATCTTTTGCACGGGCGTAAAGCATTCCGAGCACATAGCCGAGGAACTGGCAATCAACGGCATCCCGGCTGCCTGCATCACCGGAAGCACGCCAAAGGCGGAACGTGCGCGGCTGCTTGACGAGTTCAAGGCCGGGCACATCCGGGCAATGACGAACGCCAATGTGCTTACCACCGGATTCGATTATCCCGATATAGACCTGATTGCCTTCCTTCGCCCCACCATGTCGCCGAGCCTCTATGTCCAGATGGCAGGGCGCGGGCTGCGCCCCAAGAGCCACACCGATCATTGCCTCGTGCTTGACTTCGCCGGGAACGTCGAGACGCACGGGCCGATTACCAATGTCCGAGAGCCGAAAAAGGCGGGCGAAAAGCCGGGCGAAGCGCCGATGAAGGTGTGCCCGGAATGCCAAGAACTGGTGGCGATTTCTGCCAGGTCGTGCCCTGCTTGCGGCTATGCCTTCCCGCCTCCAGAGGAGAAGGTGTGGAAGCTGTCCGACGCGGATATCATGCGAGACGAGCCGAGCGGCAAGACCATGGACGTGACAAGCTGGAAATTCAGCCCGCACACGTCCTACACGTCGGGCAAGGACATGATTAAGATCACATATTACGGGGCGCTTTCGGACAAGCCGATTCACGAATACATGGCGATCTTCCATGATGGATACGCCGGGGAGAAGGCGCTTCGGACGCTGACGGCCATTTGCAACAGCGCCGGGATTGACCGCGATTCCGACGACTGGCGGGCATGGTGCGACTATGCGACAACGAACGGAGCCCCGCCGGCCAGCATCGCCTATACGCTTGACGGCAAATTTGCCAAGGTCACAAAGAGGATATGGGAATGATCACCAAGCCGAAGGTTCTCGACGACTGGGAAAAGGCAGGCCCGCCAAGGGTGTGCTTCAACTGCGATTTTAGCGTGGGCGGAAAATGCAGCGAGTTCGACGCGGTTCCTCCCAATGATTTCCAACAGACACCAGGAGCATGTGAGAGATGGGAACTTCAGATTCCGTTCTGAGCGAGCATGAGGAACAGGCGCTTCTCGTGCAGTGGTTCCGCCGGACGTTCCCCGACGTTCGTATCTTCGCCATACCCAACGGCGGCGGACGGAGCCGAAGCCAAGGCGCGAAGCTCAAGGTGGAGGGCGTATCGGCTGGCGTTCCCGATCTTTTCATCCCAGACGGAACTGTCTGGGTTGAAATGAAGCGATCCAAGGGCGGGACGGTATCCGCCGAGCAAAAGGACTGGCACGCCTATCTCCGTGGCATCGGCCATACCGTGATTGTGGGATACGGATTCGAGGATGCGAGGGCTAAAATTCTACAACTTGGGTATTGCGCCGAGTAATCCGTTGTGGCTTAATTCTCTTGCCGGGGACCTCCCGGTGCGGCGTCCTCCCCGTCGCGGCCCTGGTGAAAGCCAGGGCCAAAGGGGAGGCCAAAGAGGAGAGAACACAAATGCACCCTACCATGAAAGGCGCACTGCGGTGTGCTGGCCTGCCGGTCGATACCGACCCGCGCAACATGCTGCTGCGCGAACTGGCAACCTTCCTGGAAGACGCCGGGAATATCCTCTGCGATGACTGCCACGACGTGATGTCCCGCTCGGCTGACGCCCTGCTGCGCCGCGTGCAGCGCGAACTGGGAGACTGCTGACATGCCCTGCATCGAAATCACGTTCCCGTGGGAAATCAATGGCGCCTGCGTGGCGGAACTGGAAGCCCGCGTCACCTACGATTACAGCCCCGGCACGAAGGACTATTTCTGCGCCTCGTTCGGCAACTGGCTGCCGGGCGATCCCGAGGAAGTCGAGATCGAAAAGGTGGAGTTGATCGAGGTTGGCATGAAACGCCCTCGTCTCATCCCCTGCCCTGACTGGTTGGAAGACCTGATTTCCGACTATGCCATGACGAATTGCATGGAGGTCATGGCGGAGAATGGCAGGGAATACCTGTATGAGCGCTATGTGGAACCGCCCTGCGACACGGAGACCTGACCATGTGCCATCTGCTCAAATTCGCCGCCGCGGCGGTGGTCTTCCCCGCCGCCCTGTTCGTCATCGCCCAGGCCATGACTGGCGTCATCATTGCTCTCGGAGGCCGGTGATGGACGACATACCCGCCTACGCTTTCATCGCCCTCTGCGCCGCTGTCCTGGGAGTCGTGTGGTGATGTACCGACTTCTCGACCTATTCAGCGGCATCGGTGGGTTCTCGCTGGGCCTGGAGCGTACCGGAGGCTTCCAAACCGTCGCCTTCTGCGAAATCGAAGACTATCCGCGCCGCGTGCTGGCGCAGCATTGGCCAGAGGTCCATATCTATGACGACGTTCGCACCCTCACTGCCGCTCGACTTGCCGCCGATGGCATCGAGGTTGACGCGATCTGCGGAGGATTCCCCTGCCAGGACATCAGCCTTGCAGGAAAAGGTGCCGGACTATCCGGGGAGCGGTCTGGGCTATGGCGCGAATACGCCCGTCTTATTGGCGAAATTAGACCGCGCTACGTCATTGTGGAAAACGTCTCAGCTTTGCTTAGTCGAGGGCTTGGAGACGTTCTCTCAGACCTGGCCGCGCTCGGGTATGACGCGGAATGGCATTGCATACCAGCTTCCGCCATTGGTGCGCCTCACAGACGAGACAGGTTCTGGGCTGTTGCCTACCCCAATAGCCAGCACCGGAGGCGGAGAGAGAAGCGGCAGCCGTGCCGGGACGGGCAACCTCAATTACATGGCGCGGATGGGGATGATCCCAACGCCATGCGCGAGGGATTGGAAAGACACGGGGGGGGCAAGCACATTCCTCCGCAAGTCCCCAAGCCTCGGAGCGGTTGCCATGATGTATCCGACTCCGACTGTGAACGGGAATTACAACCGGATTGGGTGCTCCGCGACCTCTGGAGACGGATTGGCAACCACCGTCAAGAAACTAGAGGGTGGTGGGACGCTGAACCCGACGTGGGTCGAGTGGTTAATGGGGTTTCCTGCCGAGTGGACCGCCTTAAAGGGCTCGGAAACGCGGTTGTCCCGCAAATCCCCGAAATGATTGGTCGCGCCATTCTCGCTGCGGAGACTGTTTGATGGACCCGATATCTGCTTATCTCACTTCCGGCGGCAGCATCACCCGCTGCCCGACCGTCTACCTGCTGCCCGTGACCGGTGCAGCCCCGATCCGCTCCGGCGTGTCCGACAGGGTTGACGAAAACTCGCTGCCTCTGAAGCAGCGCAAGCGGAAGTCCAAGGAGGAATGGATGGCCCGCGCCCGC